GTTCCTTGCCGTCGACCCAGCCGGTACGCAGCACGCTGCGCTCCTCCGAGGTCAGATCCTGGGTGCCGTCACGCAGCCAGGACCGCCAGGCGTCGGTGTAGGCGGTGACACCCTCCACGCCGCCGTGCCGCTGCCGCGCCTCCTCCGCCTCCTCGGTGTCCGCCGAGGCGGTGACGACCTGGGAGTAGTCGACCGCGGAGAGGCGGGCGTGCCGCTCCTCGGTCTCGATCTCGGCGGACAGGCGCTCGACGTCGGCGAGCGCGGCCTCCCACGAAGACCGGTCCTCTTCGCTCAGCGGACCGTCGTCGCCGCGGTTCTGGAACTCCTGCGCCTGCGCCCAGGCGGTCGCCCGCTTGTCCAGCAGGCCCTGCAGTCGGTTGGGCATTGTGCCTCCAGCACAAGAAGCCCCGTAGCCGTAAGGCCAGGGGCAGGGATAGGGGTGAGAGCAGTTACCGCGCCAGGCGGTAACGAGCGGCGAGCGCCTCCATGCGCATCGCCTGACGGCCCCCAGTGGTCTCTCCCGGCTGGGTTGCGTCGGATTCGCGAGTGGTCTCGGCCGGCTCGCGACGGAAGCTCAAGAGTTCGGGCCGGTACTGCGCCCGACGATCGAAGGCAGCCGCGTCACCGCGAGCCGCCAGGGCGACGCCCACAGACCGAAGCCCGGCGTCAGTGTCCTCGTAGGCAGGGAACGTCACCGCAGAGACTTCGAAGAGCTGCACCTCGCGAATGATGCGCAGCTCAGTCTCCGCCTTAGCCCCGTCGACAGTCTCGACCTCGAACGGCTCCCAGTCGTCCTTGACTACCCGGAAGCCGAAGCTCATGCCGGTGATGTTCCTGTTCCGCAGGTTCACCACCAGATCCCGCACGTAGGACAAGTCCTCGTCCAGGTCCGCGTCCACGGCAAGGCCGATCTGATCCTGCGCAAGCCGGAGCGAACCAGCAGACACGCGGGAAACGACCATGCGGGTGTCATGGTCCACCAGGAACCTGGCGTCACCCTCGCTGATCGTCTTGCTGAACGCGCCCGGCGCGATCTCCTCGTAGAAGCCCCACGTCAGTGGATTGCCGATCGCCGTGCGGCTGTTGAAGACGGCGGCATGTCCCTCGAACCCGGGCGTCCCCTCGGCTTCCGCGGCGCGGACCTGCAGCCCGGCCGTAGCCAGGGTGAGATCACGCCTCTCCTCAGTCCTCGTCATTGCTGCTGCCCTCCGTGTCCGGGCCATCGGGGTCGAGCGGATCGGACCCCAGCGGGGCCATGTACGTCGGCTGCAGGTACGCGTCGCCCTCGGGGCCGACGATCGGCGGCATGTCCTCGAGCGCCCTGATGTCGTTGGCGCTGAACGCGCCGATGTCGCGCATAGCGCGGTAGAACGTGGCGCGGCTGGAACTGTCGCCTCGCAACAGACCCTGCAGGGCGTACTTCGCGTACTGGTCGGCGGGCAGAAGCTCCTTGGTGATGCGCTGCTCGGTCGGCGCCAGCCATGTCGGGGCGAGATCGAACGTCACCCAGCCCTGCGCCTGCTGCTCCAAGCCCGTACCCCACGAGGTGCTCTTCTCCGTGGACATCAGCAGGAACGGCGGCACGCCGAACATGCGGGCAACCTCCACCACTTGGAACTGCCGCGACTCGAGAAACTGCGCGTCCGTGTTCGGCATCGTGATCGGCTTGAACGAGGCACCCGAGTCCAGCACCGCCGTCCGCTGAGCATTCGCCAATCCGGATGCCGCGGCATCCCAGCGGGACCTCAGCGCTTCCGCCTGGTCAGGCTTCAGACGCTGCTCGGTCTGCAGCACGCCGCCTAGCAGGTTGCCGCGGCCAAAGAGCGCACCCGCCGACTTCTCCGCGGCCTGCGCAAGCCCGATGCCCTCAGCAGCCAGACGAACCGGCGAGCACCCCGTCAGACCGTCATAGCCAAGACCCGGGATGTGGAGGATGTCGCGCGGAGTGCGGCGATGGACTGTCCCCCAGTCGTCCGTCACCCAGAACACCTTCGCCCACGGAGCCTTCTGCGTAGGCCGCTCACGGTCCACCCGCACCCGCTCAGGCGACACCGGCCACAGCTCCACAATGTCGCCGGCCCCGTTGCGGATCTTCTGCACATACGCGTTGCCCCACAGCACACGATGGACGAACGCAAGGCGCCACAACTCAAGTGGCGTCAGCTCCGGATGCGGGTCCTTGAGCAGCTTCGAATCGGCCCGGTCCCGCGTCCCATCCAGGTACGTGTGGAGTGGCAACGCCGCCGACACCCCAGCGATCAGCGCCACCGACCGCCACACCGCCGGCATGTGAAGCGACGACGCCTCGGAAACGGAGATCCCCGCATCCGATCCGGTACCGCCCAACCAGTCAAGCAAAGACATGCTGGTCAGAGGGACGGCCGGATTCTCGGGACTGGCGCGCTTCTCGAACATGCCAAACAGGCTCACCGCGCCACCTCCCGCTTCCGATCCGCCTGGACCCGCTCAACGACCAGAACGCCCAGGACTCCGCCGACGACCAGCCCGGCAGAGACCGACCACAGCGCCACACCAGCAACCACCAGCGCTACACACACGACCTCCAGAGCCAACAGCAGCGCGTTCACAGCCACAGGTTCGGCGCCCCTTCCGGCTCCTCGTCCGCCCGCTCCGCATGCCCCCACGCAGCAAACGTGGCGCCCATCAGCGGGCTGATGTCCACACCGACGCCGCGCCGGGCCCACGCCCACCCGTCGCCGATGGGCCGCTTGTCCGCGCCAGCCAGAGCCGTCGCCAGCGGAGCCTGGTCCAGGTGCACGATCCGCTGCTCGGCCACCCCGTCGTAAAACTGGCCACACGCGGCAGCCACCTGGCGGGACTTCGGGATGAGCAGCAGCTCGTCGACCTCGTCCTCGGACAGCCCGATCTCCTCGAGCGCCTTACGCACCGCAGGGATCAGCGAACCGGCCGGACCGCCCTCGTCGATGACGAGCGCGCATGGCTTCCACTTCTCCACCAGCTCGGCCACGCGTCCGGCCGCCCACCCTGTGCCGGGCCTGTGGTCGACCACCTCGACATGGACCGCTTCCCCGTTCGCCCCGGCGACGCAGATGGCCGTGTGCGACCGCTCAGGGGTCGTGTCGATGGCGAACGCAACCGGGTCCTGCATGGACGACCTGCCGTCCGCCAACGCCCGCCACGCGTCCTCCCCGATGACCCGCCACGCGTCAGCCGCATCCGACGGGTACGAGCCGACACCAAGCCGCTCACGCTCGAAGATGCCGCCGCTGCCCATCGACAGCCGCTCATTCCGCACGTGCTCCTGACTGATCCGGATCCCGAGCGCCGGGTTCGCCTTCGCCCAGGCGGCCGGATCGTCCGCGTCGTCATGGTCCCGGCAGCCGGGGCGGCACTCGTCACGGTGCGCATCCACCGACCACTCGAAGTACGCCAGCGACGGGTCCGGCTCCCCGGTCTCCATCGCCGCGAGCGCCCGCGCCCGCAGGCGGCCAAGCTGCACGGACAGAGAGCCAATCCCCGCCGAACCTAGGTACCAGATCTGAGGGTTCGGCACAGCGGACATGGTGGGCATCAGGGCGCCCATCGCGTCGTCACCGAGGATCATCGCCTCGTCGAGGATGTTGCAGTCCCCGGTGAAGCCGCGGCCCGAGCCACCTGAGCGGGCGAGGAACCGGAGTACTTGCCCAGTAACCAGCTCGATCGCTTCCTCACCCGTCGTCTTCCGTACACGAAGCACACGTTTCCGCAGGTCAGGGCACCCCATGATGAGCTGCTCGATCCGGCGAAACGCGACGATCGAGGTCTTGAACTCGTGTGCGCTGTGGAGGATCAGCTTCTCGCCGAGAAGGAACAGGCCGGCCAGCTCGCGGGCCTCGATGATCGCCCCCTTCCCGTTCTGCCTGGGAACGTTCACGCAGACTTCGAACGCGGCCCACGAGCCGCCCGCGCGCTCGGCGAGCCCGTGGTCGAGGACGCGCTGCTGCCACGGGTCCAACGTCAGACCCGCCAGCGCGGCCAGCTCCACGGCCTCCTGGCCGGCGGACGAGAGACGCGTTTGCGGGACTGTCGAGATGCGGGGCGTCTGGGCGCCGTCAGGCTCCACGCCGTGCGGCGCGTCGAGCAGCGAGGTCATCGAGCGCATCCCCCTCCGAATGGACGGGCGCGAGGGCACGCAACGTCTTCATTGCAGCGCCCAGCTCACGAGCCACCACGGCACGCGACGTTGGCGCATCGGTCTCATCGAATGTCTGGGCCAGCTTTACGGCCAGCGCGGCCTGGCCAGGGGCGACTGCAGCAACGCCGAGCTGCTCGATTTCGGCGCGGATCTCGTCGGCAACCACAGCTCCCCCTCAGCCGGTTAGGGCCAAAGGCTGGCCATCCCTGGCGCCCTTCCTGCTGTTGCAGACGAAGTGCGCCAGTTGCACGTTTGCGCGGGTGTCGTCCCCGCCCTTGGACACCGGGACGATGTGGTCAATCGTCGGCGCTTGCAGGTCCGGCACCTTGGCGTCCATCGGCACTCGGCTGCCACAGAGCCGACAGGAGAAGCCGTCGCGCTCCGCTATCTCTGCCAGCGTGTACGGCTCGGACAGGCCGTTTCGCTTCGCCGCCCGCCGCCGCCGGTTCTTCGCCTGCCAGTACAGGCGCTGCCGCTCGCGGGCCTCGGGAGAGAGGCCGCTACGTCGCCCCTGACCGGCCCGCAGTAGGGCGCCGTAGTGCGCGCTGTTGCACTGCTTGGAGCACCACCGCTGGTCACGGCGCCGCGGCTGGTACTCCGTGCCACAACCGGCGCAAGCGACCAGGGGCAGCGGCGGCAATCGCCGAGCTGTCCAATATCGTTGCGAGTCGAGCGTGGCCTGGTGCGCCTTGCGGCACAGTTCACAGCGCAGGCGCTTACGTCCTCGCACCTGCTGCTCCCCACAGGTTCCGCAATCGACACAGGTGAACGACTTGACAGCGAGCATGTTCGTCTCCCGGAAATGCGGAAGGCCCGAGCCGGGAGACTCGGGCCTTCCTGCCCGCCGGGATCAGCGGCGGGTGATCTTGATCGGTGGCAGCGCTAAAACAGCGAGACAACAGTTGAGTGAATTAGTGGCGGTCACCGAGAGTGACATCACTGAGAGTGACGGCCACTAAAACAGGAATTCAAGATCCTTTGTTTTTGATCTTTCAGATTTGCCGCGCACGCAAACGGGCGCGAAGGGCGTTTGGGTCGCCCGCTTCCGACCTGAACTTTGGACCCGCTCTCCCCCATCAGGGCAGGTCAGCTCACACGGATCGAGCCTCGAAGCGTTGATCGTTCGCATTGTTCGCTCTTCGTCACCATGACCGCGACGCCTGCGTAGTCACGGGGCGCGAACCACCCTTGCGGTGGTCTCGGTACCAGCGCGTGACGACTGCCTCCATGGCTGGCTGCCTCATATCCCTCACGCGCTGCCTCACCACGGCTTCGCCCGGGTCGACGACTACGATGCGTGCGCCGAGCCGCTTGTACTTCGCTCGGTGCTTCGGGCTGGGCATGGTGTGGATGAGGTACACGTCGACCTTGTCCAGGTGCTGCTCGGCCTCGTAGATGGCGGCCTGGCGCGCACGGTGGACGACGCGCAGCAGGATCGGCGAGTGATCGTGATGGTCAGCCCCGGGGCCGGCCATCGCCAGGGCCATCAGGTCCAGGTCGATGACGATGTCCTGTGCCTTCGCGTGGGCTTTGATCCACGACGACTTGCCCGCACCCGGCGGGCCGGTGATGACGTACAGCACCTGGCCCTCCCGAGCGTCTCTACTTGTACACCCGCCTGGTCCTGGCCGATCGGCCAATGCTGTCGTAAATGGCCGCAGCCTCGCGGGACCGCGCGGCTGCGATGCGGGCATAGCGCCGGGCCAGGATGGCCATGACGATGGCTGCACCACTCAGAGCGAATGGGATCACTGTGTACTCCATGCTCGCCATCATCTCACCACCTGCGCGGCGGGCCAGTGACGACGAACAGCATGGCGTCACTCGGGTCGACAGACGTCAAGCCCGTCGACGCCTGTCAACACGCACACCTTGACGCCTGGGAGCTGCTCCCGCAGCGCCTTGCTCACCGTCTCGGCCTGGCTCGCCGTGAAGTTGCCGGGCATCCTCACGAGCAGCGTGTCGCCAGGGCGGATGATCCGAGCCTCCGGCGCCATCTGTACCGCGTTCCGGTCGCTGCGCCTCACGCTCACCATCTCCTTGACGCGCGGTTGCTCTTCGCTGTCGTCGCTGTCCGGTTGCCCCGTGCCGAGTTGCACCGTCGGTGCGCGGACCTTGCGTTGGCAGGGTCGAGGAGGTCTCCACCACGGGAGAGCGGGACGAGGTGGTCCAGAGTGAACGCCCACAGGTGCTTGCTCGCCTCGGGCCCAGTGATGTCGTAGCGGATCTGCTCACCACACCACCAGCACGGCAGGCCCAAGGCCCGCTGCTGCTCGCACAGCCGGCGGTAGGGGCGCCCGTTGCGCAGGTTGCCGGCCACGGGCGCTCACCTCTCAGATGCCGTTCTAGTCCTCGCCGATGCTGTCGTTGATGCTGCCGTCGTCGTAGTAGTCCAGGAGGTCCTGGTCCTTCTGATCCATATCGTTGAACGCGT